CCATGTTAGGTGATACTTTAACAGAAAAAACGTCTGTGTACAATCTAAGGTCGTTATCAGGTATTAATTCATATCCTCTAGCTTTTCTACTAGCACTATCCGTGTGTTTTATTACCTCGTATTCATTTCCATCGTAAATATCCATTTTTTCTTTCGAAATTCTTTTATATGGTTTTGTCGGATCTGATCTTGAAACTTTTATGGGACCTGCTTGTGTATCAAAGTCTTTAGCCATTTTTTTCATAAGGGAAGGAATCACAGCAGGAGATTTAGAACCAGGTGTTTTGTTACCTCTGAAATATCCATAAGCTTCTTGATAAGCTTTTACCTTTTTCTCATCGATTCCTCTTTTAAGTAAATTAGTAGGGGCGATTGCAATATAATCTACACCTTCTTTAGCTGCTAGATTACTTAAGTAACTTAAAGCAACTTTTGCTTGTGAAGATCTGTCAAGTAAAGGAAAATAATCAACACCGGTAATTGAACCACCATAATCACTTTCCACTTTTCCATATGTGCCGTATCGTGCGTCTGGAGATTTCATCGTATTCTTTATAACTTCATCGATGTCTTTCAATTTTTTCGCGTTAAGTTCCATTCTTGTTGCACTCAATTTACCACTTAAAATTTCATCACTTAAATTTTTTCTAGCCTTAAATAAAAACTCTAAAATTTTTTCGTTCTGATAAGGGTTTTGTCTAAGTGATGTATTAAAAGGATCTGCCTTACGATCTCTCAAAAATTTACTTATACCTTGGTTAGTGTCAGATTGTATTTCATGTATTAAAAAAGCTTTTTTACCATCCGATGTTGTACGTGTGTCCCAACGTAAATGGGCAAGTGGGTTATCATACTCTTTGCCTCTATAGTGAGGGTTTTCTCTCCTACCACCTTTTATGTTTCTTGGTATTGATTCATCTAAAACAAAAACAGCCTCTCTATAGTTTTGTCCTCCAGGATATGTATATCCTTCTTGACTAATATATTTAGGAGGATCGACATTTTTAATTTGTGCAACCATGTCATCAATTTCACCTTGCATCTTATTGATCGCAAGTTTTTTATCGTTTGGCATTCCAGTTTTTATTTCTTTAAACAAAGCAGCAATTCTTGAATTAGCATCTGAAACAGCATCTCTATTTCCATCTCTTATTGCTGCATTTAAAGCTCTCATTTCATTTCTTAATTCTTTAAGATTGTTTTTCATCGCACCAACCTCTAAACCTGATGCTCTTAATTCAGCTAACTTCTCTGTTCTAGTCATTGCTGGGTTAACATTTACTACTCTTTCAAGAGATCTTTCCATATCAGCTACTTTTGATATAGATGTTCTTAATGAATTTTCTGCCTTGTTAACTATATCTTGAGGCACACCTAATTCTCTAACTTTAATTCTATTTACAGGATTATCCTTAACCATGTCTGCAAGTAAACGTCCTGGCATTTTTACTCCTGCTTGTTTTGCAGCAAATAATATTCCTCCAGTAAGTTCTCCCGCTCTATCAAACTGGGCAATATTAGCATCAAAAAGTTCCTCTATGGGTACAGTCATTTCTTTATTCATCAAATGAGGAGTTCCTTTTGCTTTACCTGTATCGTATTTAAATTTTCTACCTGTAATAAAACCATCTTCAAAATCTTTACCAAATAATTTAAATCTTCTTTTTCCTCTGTCAGTTAACCAATCAGCCCATTCGTCTGCAGTGAAGGATCCATCACCTTTCATAGCAATACGATCATATGTAGCTGATCCAAATATATTACTTTGACCTGGGTTATTTCTTGGTCCAATTATAGTGTTTCTTAAATTGTCCATAGGACGTACAAGAAACGGAGCTTGTATCTGTGGATCCTTAGATACTAAAGCTTTAGTTTGCTCTGCCACTGTTGGTAACTTTGTTGGTGTTGGTTTTAATTTAGAAAGATCGGGTAATCCACCAATAGTTGTTGTCTCTATTGGATCCGGTGTCACTGATTCGGTTTTCTTTCGAACTAGCCTTCGACCGAGTCCAAACAGATTTCGTAGGGACATTACCCCTCCTAGTACATCTTAGTAGGTTTGTTTCTACCTAGTTTGCATTTTACTTTTACAGATGTTCCTGACTTATAGCCCATAGGCTTCATCATCATTCCGCCACCCATTTTTTTAGCAAGTGGTGTCATAGGGCCTCTTTCAGGTGCTTGAAGTTTTGGTCTTCTACCAATTCTTTTTAATCTTTCATTTGTTCTTTTTACTTTGTTACTTAGAACACCAAGTTTACTTTTCATTTCTCCGATCTTACCAGTGTCAGCACCACCACCTTTGGTATAACCCATAGGTTTTTTCATCATGCCTCCACCCATTTTCTTTTTTGGAAACGCTTTTTTAGTAGCAGCTTTCAATCCTGATAACATTCTGTCTGCTTTCATAGGAGTGTTTTTGTCATCAATGGTTTCCTTTATAGCTTTGACTTCGTGTTTAAATTTTTCTGAAGCTGACATACCACCACCTTTTGAATATCTCCTCATCATGCCACCACCCATTTTTTTATTTTTATTTTTGGCTTCGTCTATTTTTCTTCCAATAGTTTGTCCAACTTTAGCGGCACCTGCTCCTGCTAATCCTAGCATCGCTGCAGCAGCACCTATTCTACCAGCTCCACGTAATCCTTTTAATTTTAATCTTCTTTCCATAAAATTCTCACCTGATTTTCTAGGGTTTCCAAGATTCGTTGTACCAGAACCTTTACCACCAGCTGATGGTTTTACAGAACTGATTGCTTTTGTAGGATCTTTTTTTAAAGGAACTAGTTTTCCTTTCTTTGCTTTCATAGGAGCTTTACCTTGACCTCTAAGTATTTTAAAATCTTCAGAGTCAATTCTGTTATTATTATTTTTGTCTAATTTTTTTTGGTTTCCTTTAAGACCACCTTTTGAATATTTGATAGGCTCAACGTATGATACATCAGGTGCTTTATAAACTCTTTCACCATATCTTTTTCTATTACTAACTGTATCTAATTTAAGAGTGCCTGTTTTTCTATCAACAAAAGATTTTGCTCTAAATTTTTTACCTTCTACTCTTCCTTTTCTATGTGCATCCCTTTTAAGAGCAGAAGTCTTATCGTACATTTTTTTTTGAAATTCTTTCGATTCACCAAAAACTCCTAAAAGTTTTTTCTGTGGTTTGAATGTTGTTCCTTCGATTCCTTTTTGTAGTTTATCTTTTGCCATAATAAATCCTAATAGTATTTATACTCTTTTTCTAATTTCATTGGTGGGTCGTCCCAATCGTCCGAGTACGTAGAAACAAATCCACCTTGTCGATATCTTAACACAGCTTGGGTCATAGAATCAACATAGTCATCGTATTGTCCATTAGGAAATGCTGCACATTCCTCAATTACCTCCTGTGCCCAGTGTTCGTCTAACGGTGCAAATACCATACCCGATTCAAAGACAGGAGCACAGCTATTTATACGTGTATGCTTATCTCTTCCACGTGCTGGAACATAATCAATTACAGGTATTCCAGCTCTTCTTAGCTCATGTATCAATGGCTGACCACTAGCTTTAGCTTCAACAATAACAGTTTCAGGTTCCCAATATTGATACTGCTCTAATGCAAGATTTTTTAAATCAGGAAAATCATATCTACCTTTTTGTGCATCAAGTAGAATGATACATTTCTCATAACCTTCTACAGGCTCAAATATTCCCCAAGTTGTAATCGCAGAATAGTCTGCGGTTTCCTTTTTAGAAAATGCAGTATCATAAGATTGTATCACGTGGAGCAATCTAGGAAGTTGTTCCTTATCGTAGTCCTGCCACCATTCACGTTTGATAATTGCACCCTCTTCTGACGTTGGGTCCTGCATGTATTGAGCGTTCCAATTCTTTGTAGAGATTGAAGCTTTCACAGAATCTAAATCTTCTTTACTCCAATACTCAGGCCAAACAGGTTCATCGTTTGGAAGTATTGCAGGAAACTCAATAACGTCCCACTGATCTGCTTTTATTTCTGATTGAGCCTTCACCAACCGTCCTGTAAGATCGTCAGTAGCCCAACGAGTCATGACTACAAGAATACGGCCACCGGGTTGTAAACGCTGTCTGGGTCCTGAACTGTACCATTCGTAAGCACGTTCCATTGCTGTATCAGACAATGAGTCTTGTTCAGTATGTGGATCATCGATAATAAGTAAGTCCGCCCCTCGTCCTGTGATAGAACCGCCAACACCCGCTGCAAAATATTCCCCACCATGATTGGTCTCCCAACGTCCTTTAGCCTTACTATCTTCTCGTAATGTAACATTTCCGAATATTTGTTTATACTCCTTGGTAGCCATTAAGTTTCGAACCTTGCTACCGAACCGTGAAGCAAGCTCAGCATTGTGTGATACTTGCATAATTTTTTTCTTTGGATACTTACCAATAAACCAAGCAGGGAATAAATAAGATGCAAATTCTGATTTAGTATGTCTAGGAGGCATATTGATAATGAGCCTCTTTGCATCACCATCTGCTATCTCATGAAAAGACTCAGCAATAATCTGATGGTGCCCCTTACCTTTTTCTTTTGTTTCTTTTCTATAAATAAAATCTTGCCAAACAGCTTCAGCAAAAATTAAAAAATTATCCTGGCATAACTTGATCCACTCCAACTGCTTCTTCAGGATTAAGTCTTTTAATTCTTCTTCGTTTAATTGATCAAGATTCATACCGTTTGGGACCCTAGTATATGTGTATATCCTACTTTGTAAACCTCTTTGCACAGCAAAGCTGTGCCAAAAAACGCGCGTGGTTTTACGCGCTTTTTT